GGAAGATACTATTTCTGTAAATAGTCCTATTTTTCTTGTATTTTTATTTATTGTAGCTTCTTTTCCAAATGATATATCTCCATTATAAGTTGAAGAAGCACTAGTATAAGTATTATATTTTAAACTAGATATTTTTACTCCTTCATAACGTGAAAGTTGATGTGTTTTTAGAGACTCATATGAGTCTTGCAATTCTGCATAGTAACTAGATGAATATCCTGCTAATCTAAGAGGACTATTCATTACATATATAGGTTCTAATAATTTACGATTAATAGATAATATGCTAGAAGATATATTATTAAATAATACATTAAAGTCTGAGTGGTTAAAGGCGTTTAAATCTATACTAGAAGTAGGAAATAAATAAGGGTTAAAATTAACTTCATCAAAAATATCACTATAATCAACAACATCTCCTTCAAATTCACCTGTGTAATAAGCTACTCTGCTACCTGTTAAGTGTTGATATATGTCTGTATATTCAGTCCCAATAGTAGGGCCTTCAATAATACCTTCATTTACTTCTATCTTAGAAGTAGAAGATGGATTCGAATATACAAATTTATTTCTTTCTAAAACTGGGGAGCTAATGGTAATGCCTGTGGATAAATTTGCCCTTGCAGGGACAAAATCTTTTAGCATTTTAAATAATGAATTATCAAAAAATTGAATTAAACGGATAAATCCGGCATAATCCATATATGATGGATTAAAATTATAGTAGGTATTTTTATCTATATCTAATTCTGTATATGATCCACTGTATAGATAATTAGGGTCTCCAATAATATTATCTAAACTCCAATTAGGTTTAGCTATTGCTATTGAAGCTGAAGCATACGTATCAATTTGGGTTTCAGGGGAAAATGAAACATCAACATAGTGATAGTCTGTAGTTCTAAGTTGAGATATAGAAGGGTTTGTTTGAAGACTAATAAAAGGAGATAAAACACTACCTGATGCTATACTATTGGTAACTATTCTTATTTTATCATTATTATACTCGTCTAACATATTAACTTTCAGATCACCTCCGTATTCTTTAACATTTAGTATACTACTAGTAATACCAAAAGTAGATATTAATGTTTGTAATCCATAAGTTGTACCTTTAGTTTTTAATAATAAAGGTAAATTATGATAAATACGTTTATATGTCTCTGCAAGTAGATCTTTGCGTGGAATATTATTTAAATAAGAGCCAGTAGGAGTAAAATTATTATCAAAATTAGCACTACCACTATCTTGCCCAACTAAAAATAAATCTGTTTCAGAATCACCATATTTGTTATACAATTTAGTACCTAATGATTGTAAAACAGTATATACTAAGTCTTTAGAAACACCTTGTTCTAAATTATTATTTGCTAAATTAATATCGGTAATTGCTTGTAAGTAAATCCAAATATTATCAAAATAATGACCAACCATATTAAGGAAAGTAAAATATGGAGTATTGTTATCATCATCTTGGATAAAAGTAGGTATTGTATATACTAAATTATTTTGATTTTGTTCGTCATAATTAATAGCTTTAATAATAGCACTATTATACCATAAAGAAGCATTTATTGATCCTGTTGATTGTAGAGTAAAGGGTTTGGTAGAAGTAGATTTTGGGTATGGGTTAATTCCAAAATCTTCTGATGAGATAAGAGTTGACCCACTTTCAAAATATAAATAGTATTCAAATCCATCAAAATTAGATATAATATTATTTATACTAGCTGTAGCTGAATTTAGGTCATTAGTTAGATTAGGTCTACTAGAAGTTAATGAAGTGTAAACAGATATATTATTTGTATAATCTTCTATTTCTTTTACTTTATTATAAAATTTTATTATTCTTTGCTCCGCTGAGCTAAAAAATACAAAGTTACTAAAATTAGTATAGTTAGTATTAATATCAATACTTTGAGAAGTAATTAGATTTAAAAGTTGGTGATATGAAGAAGATACATTTTGAAGACTATTTACTAAACCTTCATAGGTTTGATATGAAGTAGCTATATTATTTTGATTAGAAATATCAATACTAAAATTAGGACCTCTTAACTGAGGGCCAGGAGCAGGAATAACAAATTTATCTAAATTAATATTAAAAACATATGGATTAACTTTTTCTTGTACAACCCATAAAGTTGATTTATCCTCAATTGTGCTAGGAAGAGGTTGATATAGTTTAAATAAAATTTCATAACCAGAATCTATTCTATTAAGAGCAACATTTACTGCTACTACTTGTTCATTGTTTCCAAAATTAATAAGATAATCAACAAAATAAGTAGACCCAGTATATGCATTTATAAGAGATAAAGCAGCAGTTTCAATTTCTTTATTTGTTAAAATAGTAGATCCTACTCTTATTTCAGTTCTATCTGATGATATTTCTTTTAAAAATAATTCTGCGTTTGGATTGGAAACTTGATTATTAAAAAAATTATATTGAACTGTAAATTCTCCAGAGGAATATCCTAAGTTTTGCAGATCTGTAACAGGGTCTATTTCAATAATAGGTAAGGTTCCATCTATTGGATTAATATATGATGTAGAGGGAGATTTAAAATCCTTATAACTATAATTAATATTTAAAAGATTATTTCCAGCATCGTAAACAAAATATTCAATATAATCGTTTTGCTGTCCAAAATCTTCTTTTAATAACTGAGGTGAAAGTAAATTAAGATCAGCATCTTCATAACGAGATACTTGTTGTGTATTTAAAATTTCACCTATTATTTTAATATTATCTGCCATTATTGTTTAGTCAAATCGTTTATTGTAGTTTGAGCATCTAATATTTGTTGTCTTAATGATGTAATTTCATCTAGAAGTGCTTGTACATCATCTTGACTAATACTAATACCTAAATAATCTGCTTCTCTTTGTAAAATGTATTGATGTGAATTTATTTCTCCTTCTCTAGGAATTTGATAAAATAGCTGATCATAAAGTTCAAAAAAATCATCAACAGTAAAAGATAATTGTTCTTCTCCTCCCTGAGTAAGTAACTGGCGAAATTGGGTGTCAATTACTCTTCCATAAGTATCTTTAGTAAATACGGTTTTTTGTATTGGAATTTGAGACATTATCTTATAACTTTAAAAATATAATCCTTATCAGATATTACTACTTCTTTATTTTCTACTATTGTTTTGATTAATAATTTATAATAACGTTCAGGTTCTAAACCATTCATATAAACGTCAAAATAATTACCATTTGGATCACAGCTTATTTTAGTATATGATGTATCATAATCTACGACAATTTCTTCAGTATCCAAATCTTTTATTGACCAGTATGAAGAAGAAGGTAATGCTTTTGCATTAGCATAACTAATAGATGTCCTAAATGCTACCGAAGGATAAATATCCCTTACATTTACTCTAAAACGTTGTATTGAGTCTTGTTGAAATTCTCCTTTGTTATTACCTAAGGTTAAAGCAAATAAACTTGAAGTAACAACATTTAAAGAACCTGTATTATATATTGAATCATCCCATCTAAATTCAAGAGATGGAGGATAAATTGTATGAGTAGTCCCAGAAAAATATTTTAATTCAAATTTAGGAGCGTCTGTAAATTCTAAAGATGAAGAATGTTTAAGAATAAAACCATAATTAGGAAAATAAATACCATTATCATACCAAATATCTACAATATCTGTTACTTTAATTTCAATATCTTTTGATGAAATATTATTAAATGATTGACTAACTTGAAGAGAAGGATAATCCCACCAAGTTCCTCCTCCTACTGCTCCATCAGGACTATATGAACCTGTTTGGGAAGACTGAAACGTAGTATCAGTCCACACATTGCCATTTAATTCATTAGTATATATCCAACTAACCCCATTTGTTGTAATAGGAGAATTACCCAACCTTCCTGTTCCTACATTCCAATCCTGAGTTAAGGCATAGCAAAATACAGTATAGTTTACTGGTAATTCAGAAGCATTAGATAAATACATTTTTAAGTAAGTATCATATGATGCCCCAGATATTTTATTATCTATAATATCATTTATTTGATCTGTTGGAAATTTAATAAGGGGACGAGATACTTCATTAGTACCTGTTATAGATTTATATGTACTTAATTCTAATATTTCATCCTGTCCTGAATTGAGATTAGGATAATATGAATAGAGAGTAGCACTCTTTTCAGGGAATATTTTATAAACAGCCATAATTAGTAATTACTACATATAAATATAGTAACTATCAAACTGTTTTACGCAAGCAATGCGTGATATTCTTTAAAATGTTTAATACGATCAGCTAAACCAATAACACCACCATTAACGCGCTTTGTAACTTCAGTTACAACTGCATCAGTAGCACCCTTATCAGCGATTTTATGTAAGCCATTTTTATGAAAGAACCAAGCAGCAGATAATAATGGATATTTAGTAGCAACTAAATCTGGTGACTCAAGTAAATTTTCAGGAACAACAGCATCAAATGCTTTATAGTTATCTTTACCAGTTAATTGGATATAACCACGACCTCTAAATTTCCAACCTTCACCAGATGCTTCAGGACCATTACCCATTCTACCACCATAAACTAAATTAGCAATTTTTTCTGGTTTGCGCTCGTATAAAGCTGCTTTATCAGCAGTTGGAAAATACTTTTTAAATATACCTAATAAACCCTTAGCACCATAATTTAAATTTTCATTTACTGCTTTAAATCCACCGGACTCGTGTCCTGCTTGAGCTAAGAAGTGGGCTAAACGTAATGGAGTATTTAATTCAAATTTTGCAATTGTGTCTGGTAATTGGGCAATTACAGCATCTGGAATGTGTCCTTTTAATTTGTCTAGGTTCATATTTTATAGTTTTTAATAAATATTATTGAACAACAACTCTTCCCTGAATATCTATATTTGGGTATCTAATTTCAAATATAGCTGGGTCTAGGGAAGGATATATATTTCCATTTTTGGTTGCTCCTGCTATATCATATCCATATTGAGAATATAGGGCTCCTGTTGGGTCTTGTTTATTTATAACTTCTAATTTTACAACTGATTGTAATCCTTTAACATCACATAATAAATTACCTGTGATGTTTGAAAGTATAATTGGTTGATTAATTTGCCATTTATCTATATTAAAGTAATCTTTTATTATATTAATACAGTTTGTCAATACTTCTTTATTTGAATATCCACTAGAAATAGTAATATCAAAATTAATTCCTATATTGATATAAAAAGCATCTTTAATATTAATAGCATCAGTAACCATTTTATATTGATTTAAATAGGTTACTAAATTTTGTTTTAACGTATCTGAAGCTTGGGTTAACTGTTTGTTATTATTATAAGATAATACATACAAATCTAAAGTTAATGGATTATAAAGAGAGGTAGGAGCTACAGTTTGTTGTAGATTTCCATTAAAATCTTGTGATATATAAGCTTTAGCAATATTTCCATAATCAGAAGGTAAAGATAAAGTTCTTACTATGTAGTCATCTTTAGTTACAGCTCTTAATTGAGTTGAATATGTATTTAAAGCATTTTGTCTAATTTCATCAATTGTGTCTCCATTTCTTCCACCAACTGAAGGGAAAGGATTATTTGAAACTACACTATTTAAAACAACATTTACACTTCCTGGAACTGGAGGGGTTCCATTTTTAAAATAAATAGCTGAAGTGTCTATAATAGTTAAGTCATTAGCAGGTACATTAGATGTTATACCACCACCTGCTAAGTAATTTACAGTAAAAGATCCAGAAGGAACTAGCCCATATTCTTGGGTAAACATTACTGATGCTTCATTATAGTTATTAGTTAATAATGAAATACCAGGTACTAAACCTAATTGAATATTATCTGGAGTAGGTATGATTTGTTCATCTGTTTTATTTTGGGATAGACCTGCCCCAAATTCTAACTGTAATGTATTATCTGAAAGAATTCTAGACACATATCGTCTAGGTACCTTTTGTAATTGTAATAAATAAGGTACTTGATCAGTAGTAGCATTAGGGTTAGCAATTTTTTTATAAATAGTTGATTGAGCTAAATATGGAACTTCATACCAAAAATTCCCGTCACTTCCAGTAATATTTAATATTTGTAATATATTAGTATCAGTTATGTTAGATGTTGCAAATTTTTGGTTTCCAGGGAATGAAATAGTAGTAGATTTTTTTTCAGCAGAAATTACAGGTACTGTTTTTTTAACAAGAAAATAATCATTATTAATAAACGTAACTTGAGTATCTGTTGTATCAGTAAAATCTACTTGTTGTGTAGTTAAAAATTTAATTCCTGTAGAATTAGAAGTTATACTAGTATTAGATGGAATTATTAGACCATATCTAAAAGTATCAGGTATTATAGTACCAGGAAGAGCATCAATAGTAGCAGGAACTAATTGGTATACATCTATAGTAGTAGTTGACGCATATGAAGCTTTAGGACGATAACCCATTACATAAGATAAAGCATATAAATTTTCCTTTTCTTTAGCATATAAAAGAAAATTTTCTTGCGTTTGAGTATCTAAATAAAATGACATTACATCTCCAACATATGAAGCCATTTCAATAAATAAATTACCAGGAGTGGCTTCTGAAAAGTCATTATATGTTGTAGGAAAATAGGTTTTGGCATACTGTTGTAGAGCAGCTTTAAAACTTGTAAAATCTTTATTTAAATATGATATGTTTTTGTCTTCGTTAGCCATTATTAGGTAAATTGTACTGTTACTTGATCAGGAGTATTTGAAATATTTAATACATAATTAACACTTAAATCTATAAGATTATAATCAATATTAGGAATAACACTAATTTCTAATACGGTTATTTCAGGAATAAAAGTATTAATACTATTAATTAAATCTAATTTTAAATTTCCAACATTAAAATCAGTAATACCTTCAAATAAAAAATCTCTTAACCCTGTACCAAAAAAAGGATTCATTATTCTTTCTCCTCTAGAGGTTAACAATAAATTAACTAAATTAGATTTTATTTGATCTTTAGTAGTATAAGTACTAGTAAATGGTTTACTAAAAGGAAGAGATACCCCAATAGCAATATTTTTTTGTAAATCAAGTGGATTTACTCGTATCGTTTGAGGTATTGGCATATTATCCTAAATTTCTTAACCCAGATAAATCCTGAGCAGTCATGTTAGCTCCAGCATCTGCAATAAAAGCTGCAAATGGATTATCAGAAGCAGTATCAACTTTTAAATGAGATTGAGGTTGTTCATATCCGAACATAGACCCCATTTTACTACGTAAAGCTGCTTTAGCTTCACCATTAATAGGTACATCATTGCTAGTAAAACTAAATGTTTTGTTTTCGTTTAATTCTTGTTTCTTTTGTTCTAATAACAAAACACCGATTTCTTCACGAACGGCTTCGCGAACTGCTTCTTTAATTAAATTTTTAAATATTTTAGCATTCATAATTATAAATATTTTATCCTTGTAAATTTCGTTGATCGATAATTAGTTTTAATTGTTCAATTAAATCGTTTGGGTCTAAAGTAAATGAATATTCACTTTTAATTATTTCTACACCATAACTATTAATAGCTACAGCATAACGACGTTTATTACCTTTAACAACAAATTTTGGATTTTGTTCTTCTTTAATAGCAAATCTAAATTCTTTGTAAGAACCATAATCTTTACCTATTGGTAAAAATTCATCTGATAGTTCAGATAATTGTTTATCATCTAAATTTTCTAATGTTTTACCATCTAATTTTAAACTGATTTCTTTTAAGCGGTCTCTTAATTCATTTAGATATATTATTTCATTAGATAATAACATAGTAGCTATAACTAGTAAAGCACTTAATGCTGATATTAGTTTTAATATTTTTTGTAGTTTAGGTTGAAGTTGAATTTTTATAGGGATTAAAACTGGTATAGGTAAACTTAAAATTCTTTCAATTATAGTTATTATTAAAGTAGTTGTAATTATTATAGCGCTTACCGTTTTAAGTATTTTTTCTAAATCAGTTAATTTTTTAATATTATTATTAATTAATGTTATAGCATTATTTCTTAAATTAGTTGCTATAGTTATAGTAGCTTGATCTTTAACTTGAGTATCTATATAATTATTTACTTGGTTTACTAATTCTTCTAATTTTTTTCTTTGAGAAATTAAAGTTAAAAAACTATTTGTTAATTGAAGAGCTAAAACAGGAGCTAATGTTTTTGTAACGTTAGAGACTATTTGTTTTGTTAAATCTTTTTTAGATTTATTTTCTTCATTTTGAGTATCTTTTTTTGATTTTTTTATACTAGTATTAAGACTTTTTTGTTCATTTTTTATTCCTGTATAAGGATCATCTTCTATAATATCTTTATCTTGATCAATTTTTTTTCGTTGAATATTAATAGCATCTATTTCAGCGCCATATGAAATTTCAGCTTGTTTATATATTTCATTATATTGGTCCTGAGTGATTTGATTTGTGTCAAGTTGGTATAAGGCATTTTGAATAGTATTATCTTTATTTATTCCGGCTTGTTCTTCACGCTTATCTAAATTATCTAATTCATTATCTAATTCGGCAGTTTTAGTTTGATTGCCTATAATTATTGTTTCTTTATTTTCATCTTTTGTTTGTGTTCCAAAAGTTTTAATAGCAGTAGATGTAGATATTGCTTTTAAAATATCTGGAGATATTATAGGTGATATATTAGTAGTATTAGCCATTATGATGTAAATACTTTTTTAGAAGTTATTTTACTTAGCAGATCACTTGTTTTTTTCATATCATTAAATAGCTCTCTACCTGCAGAATTTAAAGTTACTATAGGAGAACCCTCAGATGTACTTACTGTTTTAGATAAATAAGAAGCAAGTCTAGTTAATGTTTGTTGTAAATGAATTAAAAGTTTTATTGTTTCATTTCCTAATAGTACAGGTTGGGGAAGAAGATTTTTATCATACGGGCCTAAAAATACAGTGTTAGAATTTAAATGTACCCTTTCATCAGCATTTAAATTAATAATGTTTTTAGTATTTAATTCAATATTTGTTTTTGCAAATAACATTACTTCATCTCGTTTAGAATTAATTACTACTCTATCACTATTAAAAATAAGTTGAGCATTAAAATAATCAGGTATATTTAATGGATTAGTAAGATTATTTAATACACCAGTTTTATCGGTTACTAAAGGTATTTTTTGAGCAGAAGTAAGATAAATAGAGGATAAGTCTTTATTTATTTTTTCAACATGATATTTTTCATTAGGATTGTATGCAAAACCATTACTTAATATAGTGATAGGATCAGTATCATTTCCTATAGTACTCCATTCATTTAAATTACTATATAATTTAGTTGTAGAACTAAATCTTAAACCAGCACCTTGCCTTCCTTGAATTATATTATCTCCTTCAAATGAAAGTAAAGCTTTTATATTTGGATTTTCAACAAATGTAACTCCTAAACTAGCATTATCATCTGCTGGTTGTGAGTTTTGCTGTTGATTATTCCATAAATTAATAGTACTTATATAGTATTTTGAAAATGAGGTATTAGATATTTGAGATACAGGAGATGGAAGTTCATCTATGTATATTAATTCTCCTTTTAAAGGATAATATTGATTTTGAGGGTAAAGAGGTTTAGCTAATTTACAAGAATTTAAAAAATTATCATCTATACTACCAACAGTATTTTTAGATTGAATATAATCTAAATAAAAAACAGTACCTATACCTGTCCAACCACCAGCTTTTTCAAACATAGCTTTAGTAGGAGTATTTTCAGTAGTAACAACTCCATATACTCTACCTACTTGAGATTTTTTAGAAGGAGAATAATTATTTTTACCTATTGAAGATACAACGGATGATAGATTATCTCTTACTCTCATTTATTTTCAAGTTGTATTATAGGAGCTTGTTCTAATAATTTATTACCCTGCTCTTGTACTGCTTTTTGTTCCTCAAGCAAAGCATTAATTTCATCCATATCAATTAATTCTTGACCAGCACTAGCGTTAACACTAGCAGCACGTTGTGCTATACCTGCCATTTTAATTAATTGTTCGTTGTTTTTAACATTAACATCAATTAAATCCTTAACAGTAGGCATCAACATCACAGCGGAACCTGCATTAGATGTAGCAATAGGTTTAAGAGTATCGATTAATTCGTTAATTTGTTTATCAACATCTTTATTATTCCTATGTATCTGCTTAAACAGGTCTGCTAGAGATGTGTTGCCAAATATTGTAACATCATCAAAATTAGACATAATTTGCG